TTAGAAACAGGGTGAGCGGAAACCCCCAAAAATTTCTCCTCACAACCACGCAAAAAACACGCACAAAACCACAACCAAAATTTTCTCACAAACACAACACAAATAATTCCACACACAAACCACACAACTACAAACTACATGTTCAACCTCAACGCGAACAACCTTCACGCAACCCACCGCGCGCCGCACGAGCAAAATTTGCACGCCCAAAATTCGGAAAAATTCTCGCTTGCAAATATTGCACAAATAGTGCTACAATAAACACGTCGAAAGGGAACGGGAAGGAAGGTTAGGAAATGAACACTGACAATTGCAACAAGGCTCTCGATAAACTCGCGTTTTATAGGCGTATGGCCGTGCTTGGCGAAAGGGGAACGCCCGCGTACACCACCTATATTGACAAGCTAGAAGCTGGAACCTCTATTCTCGCCATTGCGAGCGGCAAGGTTTTCGATGAGGTGGACCGCGATGTTCGCGAAGCCTACGACTCGAAATATGTTGGTATTGCGGGGTGATTGAAATGAACGAGGAAGTAACAATTTCTGACGCACTGTACAACGAGGTGATAGACTACCTCGCCGAAGAACTATGCAGCTCCTGGCACCCCGAAAAGCCCGATGGCTGCCAGTTGGCACTCAATCCCAATTACGAGCACGAAAAGTGCTTGGAGCACTACGGCAAATATAGCGGTGGGGTCTATGTGCTCAACATCGTAACAGGCGTTATGATTCCCGACATCGAAGCAGACGCGTGGTCTCTTGCTAGGCGCTACGAGAAGGAAAGGGAGACCGATTGATGGGCGAACAATGGTCAAGCGGCTATCAGGAAGCAGTATACAAGCTTGCCCGCTGTCGTTTCGAGGCGCTCAACTCGGAGATTATAGAGCCTAGGCGCTATGAGCGCTACGCCGATCGGTATAGCACCATGCTTGAGACGGTTAAGGCGCTAACAGGTAAGAGCTACCAGGAAATCGACCGCGACGTTATAGCTATTTATAACAAGGTGTATACAAAGGAATGAGGTATAATCATGAGCAGACTAATCAAGCGCAAAATCAAGCGCACGACCGCCGAGGTGTACGATGAGAACGGCGTTCGCCTCGGAAGGATGGAAGTAGGCGGGCAGGTGTCCGCGCCGCGCATGGCCAACATCGTACGCCGAGACAAGGGCAACCCGCTTTTAACGGTGCGCAACGTCGTAACGAGCGCGGACACGTACGTTATGGACGTGGACGAGTTCGTGGAGCATGCCGAGCGTATGGGCACGATCGAGTCCGAACCTGAACCAGAATCCTACGGCGAAGAAGCCGTTGGCGAATAGCAAGCCATAAGAAGAAAGGAAACTAAAATGGCTGACGAGATTATGACGATGGATTACGAGCAGGGTATCGCGAAGAACGATGAGATGACTTTTTCCGAGCGGATTATCAGGCACGTTCGCGAAGAAGGCTTCTTCTCAACCTTCCCGACGGACACCCTTGAAGGGCAGAAGCTTCTTTACAAGGCCACGAACGCAAGCAAGTTGCTTCGAGATTTCATGGAAACGCCGCTCGCTATTACTGCGTTCGTCTTCTCGCCGACTACCGTCACAACCGAGGTTGGCGATGTGGAGCAGGTCATGGGCGTGTACCTCATCGACAGCGCGGGAACGGCCTATGTGTCTAGCTCGAACGGTGTCATCAGGTCTGCGATGAACATCATGAGCATGTTCGGAGACCCGCAAGGCTGGTCCGAGCCGCTCACGGTGGTTTGCCGTGAGACCAACACCGCGAAGGGACGCCGCTTCAAGTTCCTTGATGTCCTGTAGTCTAGCGCTGGTCTAGTGCATGGGGTTGGCGCGAGTCAACCCCTTTTTTATCGCCTGCGCAGGCGCTAGAATATGAAAACGTAACGCGGATATCAAAAACAACGCCCGCCTTGATGGCAGGCGGGCGCAAGGAAGAAAGGGGCGGCCATGGCGAAAAGGAAGCGTAGCAATCTTGATGATGCCATCGGAAAAGCCTTGCATGGCACGCGTAACAAAGTATACCGACTGAAAAAGAAAGGCGCAAGCGCGAGCGAGATCGCCGCTATCGACCCGCGAAAAACCGATTGGCGGTCAAGCCGCGGCGGCGCGCCCGGTTCGGCAACGCTGTATGAGCGATACCGCAATGGCGAGCTGAACACGAGGGAAAAAGGCGAGCTTTTGCGTCAACTCAAGGACTTCAACGAGCGCGAAAACAAGTACACATCTACGGGCGGCGGGCGCTTTATCTCCTCGAAAGCTCAAGAGCGCTTCGGCGCGATGGTAGAGAGCGTGAACAAGACGCGAAAGAGGACGCTCGACAACATCATAAAGGGCGGCGCCTATTATCAGTTCGGCGCGCCTGGTATGGACGTTGCCAGTATGAGCGAGTGGGATTTCGAGCATTACGTGTCGCGCAACCTCTCGCCGCTGAAGAGAACCGAGCCGTTTACCTCATCGAAGCAGATCGCCCGCGCAATGCAAACGCTTCTGGGCGCGACGTCCTCGATGAGCAGAGCGCTTAAGAAGAGCGAGAGCTGGCGTCGTGCGGCGCGCAACATGCTTATAGACAGCAATCAGCGCGAGCTTGCCGATGCGATCGAGCGCATGAGCGCAAAAGAATTCTTAGAAATGATAACCCTTACCGATTTCAACGTCCGCATGACCGACTTTCCTTATCAGGATTATTTTACTGTGAAGGGCCATTCGCGCGAGCGCGGGCTGGCTGCCGCGCAGGACGAGAGCAGCCGCTATATGATCGGCCTTGTCGACAGGTTCTCGCATAGCAACTCCGCAAAAGATAAGAAGTAGGCAATGCGCGAGTATTGCGCCGACTTCGAGACGAACGCCTATATAGACGATTGCCACGTGTGGGCATGGGGAGCAGCCGACATATGCGAGAACTCCGAAGATACTTTCGAGTACGGTACAACTTTGGATGAGTTTATGGAGCATGTGTTCGCACACCCTGGGCGGTACTGGTTCCATAACCTCAAGTTCGACGGCAGTTTTATAATCTCGTGGCTGCTTTCCCACGGCTACGAGCATACCGAGGACAGGCCGCGCGCTGGGCAGTTCTCCGCGCTCATCGACGATTTAGGAAAGTTTTACTCTATCGCCGTCGGCACCAAAGTGAAGTTCGCGGACAGCTATAAAAAGATTACCATGCCGGTTCGCGCCGTCGCGAAAACGTACGGCCTGGAAATGTCAAAAGGCGAGACCGATTACAACCGTTACCGCCCCGTTGGCCACGTGCTCACGACCGAGGAGCTGGACTATCTGCGCCGCGATGTGCTCATCATGGCGCAAGCTATGAACGTGCGGCTGCTCACGGGCACTAAACTGACCACCGCAAGCGACTGCTTGGAAATCTTCCGCGACCTCTACGGCAAGGAGCGCTACCGCGCGACGATGCCTATCATCAACGGCGCGATCGATGCGGGCATGCGGCGCGCGTACCGCGGCGGCTGGGTATACGTCAACCCGAAGCACAAAGGCAAGGACGTTGGCCGCGGCATCCGACTTGACGTGAATTCGCTCTATCCCTGGGCAATGCGATACAATCCCCTTCCCGTCGGTAACCCCGCCTATTTCTCAGGCAAGCCGAACCCCACGCCCGAGCGCCCGCTGTGGATAGCAGGAGTCACTATCACGGCGCGCCTCAAGCCTGGCAAGTTGCCTTGCATTCAGCTTAAAGGCTCTTCGATATTCGGAGAGCGCGAGTATACGGACTCGATACCGGAGCCGACGCCGCTTGTCGTGTGCAGCGTCGATTACGACCTATGGTGCGAGATGTACGACATCGAGGTTTGGAGATGGGACGGGGGATGGAGCTTCGCGCAGCGCGAGGGCGTTTTCGACGATTATATAGACACCTATATGAAGCAGAAGCAAAGCGCGAGAACGCCAGGCGAGCGCGCCGACTCGAAACTGATGTTGAACGGCCTATACGGAAAGCTTGCGCAGAAGATTTTGCAGCGCGGTCAAGTTCCCGCCTTGGACTCTGACGGGGTACTTTACTTCCTCGAAGGCAGGGAAAGCGAACGCGAGCCTGTTTATTTGCCGATGGGCATTTTCATCACGGCGTATGCACGTAGAAAGACGATTCTCACCGCCTGCGAGTTCGGCGACCGCTTCTGTTACGCGGACACGGACAGCATCCACGCGATCGGGGAGGAGATTCCAGAAGACGTTGAGATACACCCGAAGAAGCTGGGGGCCTGGAAGCTTGAGGCCACGTTCGATCGCGCGCGCTTCGTCCGAGCGAAAACATACGTTGAGACGGTGGACGGTGTGGAGGAGTACACTTGCGCGGGCATGTCGCAATCGCTCAAGGACATAATGAGATGGGAGGACTTTCGAGCGGGTTTCCAAACGCGCGAATGCCCCTATTATCTGCCCGGCGGCTGCGGCGAGGACTGTGAAACGTGCTATAGTAACACGAGAAACTGGGGGCTTAAGTCGAGACAGGTTCGCGGCGGCGTCGTGCTTTTGCCTTCTCCGTTCTCGGTTAGATAGGAGGTCCGCACACGTGATAGAGTTCGACGTTACAACTCTTATCGTGCCCGCTCTCTCGGCGCTGTTGTCCGCTGCTTCCGTGGCGGGCGGGGTGTACGTGGCGATAAGCAACAGGCTTTCGGTGCTCGAAACCAAAATGGACGCGCTAAGCGACAAGGTGGAGAAGCACAATTCAGTTATCGAGCGGACTTACAAGCTCGAAACCGACGCGGCGACCGCTTGGAAGCGGCACGACGAGCTGGCCGATCGCGTGGAAAGATTGGAAGATATGAGGATAGGAGGGACGCAATGAGCATCAATTGGAAAGTGAGAATCAAGAACAAGTCGTTTTGGCTGGCACTGATTCCCGCGGTGCTGCTGCTGGTGCAGGTGTGCGCCGCGCCGTTCGGGTATGCGTGGGATTTCGGTGCGCTGAACGCGCAGCTTGCCGCGATCGTGAACGCGGTGTTTGCCGTGCTCGCGATTCTGGGCATCGTCGCCGACCCGACCACTAAGGGCATGGGCGACAGCGAGCAGGCGCTTTCTTACGAGAAGCCGAAGGAGGTTTAGGGCATGCACATAGCAATTGCGGGCGGCCATTCCGCCTACGCGCGAGGGGCTAGCGGCTACCTCGACGAGTACGATTGCGACCGCGCTTTCGTTGCGCAGCTTGTGGAAGCTTTCGATAATCAAGGGTGGTACGTCACCGACTGCTCAAACGAGGAGTCCGATGTTTCCGCAGAGCTTCGCGAGGAGTGCCGAGCGGCCAACGCGAGCGGGGCAGACCTGTTCATAGCCGTTCATTTCAACGCGGGAGGCGGAACGGGAACAGAGGTCTGGCACTATCCCTATTCGCTCGCCGAGACTTGCGCGCGGGAAGTGAGCCGCGAGCTCGCATCGGCTCTGGGCTTGCCGAACCGAGGAGCGAAGAGCACCGCGGGGCTTTACGTCTTGAATCACACGGAAATGCCCGCAATCCTCATCGAGGTGTGCTTCGTGGATAACGAGGCGGACGCGGAAGCCTGGCACGCGACGAGCTGGAACGCCCTCTGCGGCGCGGTAGTGCGCGGCCTGGGCGGAGATTACAAGAACAAGGAGGAAGACATGTTAACCGAGCATCAGGACAAGCTTTTAGCCACCATCTACGAGCAGGTAACGGGCACGTACGACCCCACGGGGCGCGGAATGAATTTCAACGACCACGATCACATCAAGTGGATTGCCAAAAAGGTTGCCGACAATGCCGCCGCAGTTCAAGCGGTCGATGCGAAGCTCGACAAGCTCATCGAGAAGCTGGGTTAGTTATAACTGTTAACAGGTTGTCAACAAAAATGTTGGAAAGCCCGAGCAGGTGTTCGGGCTTTCTTTATGACGCTTTCACGACCATGCAGGCCCGCGCGAGGAGTTCGTGAATCTCGTCCGACTCTGTGGGCGTCGGGTAGATTCCCGCCCGCGCGAGCAAGGCGAGCACTTCCGAAAAAAGGCGATCGGCTTCGCGCTGGCGGTTGATCACCCTTGTGCACGTCGCGCGGCGCGGTCTATCGCCGTCGTCCCAATATACAGTTGTCTCGATTTCCGCGGCGCGGCGGCGCTTGTCGGGGTTCGCCGCTATCTCGATATAATATGGTGTTGACTTACCGCCGCTATAGGTTGCGCGCATGCTGTCCCTTCTTTCCTTGTCGGTTTATCCGTGTATAATACAGTATAGCCGAGATTCCGCGAACTGTCGCAAGTAGAGCACGGGGAGCCACTCGCTCGCGCGAGCCCGCACGTGTTCGGCCTACGGCAAGGCTTTTAGCGGTGGTCACGGTAGATCCGGCAACCTTTACCGTGCGCGGGGGAGCCGAGCAAGGCGTAAACCCGCGCACGCCTTTACAAGGGAGGTAAAACATGGATTTCGCAACACTGCTGGCAATGCTCGACGCCGACGAGCTCGACCTGGACGGCTTGCGCGACGGGTTGGGCGAGCTATCGAGGGTGAGCGAGGGCGCAAACGCGCGAATCGCCGAACTTGAAGCGGCAAACGCCGAACTGTCCGACAAGTACACGGAGACCGCCGCGAAGCTCTGGGAGATGACGCAGGCGGCGACCGCCCCCGCCGACGACCCCGAGGGCGACGACACCGAGGACGACGAGCCCGAAAGCGATGAGGAGCTTTTCGGCGACCTTTTCGAAGATTAAGGAGTGATGGCATATGCAGGGACAGCTCAACGCGTCCAATGTGGACATCTTGAACAGGATTCGACGTTCGGCGAGCCTGGAATACAAAGACCGTGTTCCCGTGGCGACGCAGGCGAACCTCGCCCGCACGGCGCGGACTATCCGCGACTATCCCGTGGTTTGGAACGAGTTCGTCGATATCCTCGTTAACCGAATCGGCCTGATGCTTTTCAACGCCTACCAGTTCAACAACCCCTTGGCACCCTTCAAATCGGGCATGAGCTGGGGTTCTATCGCTATGGAAGTCGGTAACAACCTCATCGAGGCCGAAAATTACGATCAAATGGACACGAACCCCTGGACGGCGACGCCCGCGGACGTGGTCGCAAACTACTACGTCCGCAACCGTGCCGACGTTTACGGTGTTCAGACGAACGAGGCGCTTATCGCCGAAGCAGCCGAGAACGAGGGCCAGCTGTCGGGGCTTGTGAACATGATGTTCAACGCGCCGAACCAGTCCGCCGCTTGGGACGAGTACAAGATCATGCTCAACTCGCTTGCCGAGTACGAGAGCGGTTCGGGCTTCTACAACATCAAGGTTCCAGACCTCGCAACGTCCACCTCGAAGGAAGCGGACGGGAAGACCCTTGTCGAGCTCATCCGTTCTATGTACCTGCGGATGAACGGCTTCTATTCGCGAAAGTTCAACGCCGAGAAGTGCGATAGCATGGCCTCTAACATGATGCTGCTGATTGACAGCACCGTCGCTTCTGCGGTCGATGTGAACGTGCTTTCCGCGGCGTTCAATCTTCCGTTCGCCGAGTTCGTGGGCCGACAGGTGGTTATCGACGAGTGGCCAGACGAGCTGAAGGGCACGCAGGCGATTCTCGCCGACGGCGGGTTCTTCCGAGTGTACGACATCCTGAACAAGTCGGCATCCATCTACAACCCTAAGACCGACGCAACGTACACCTATCTGCACGTTCGCGGCATCTACGCCACGTCGAAGCAGAGAAACGCGGTTCGATTCTCAACCGACGCGAACACCGAAGGAGCGGCAACCGTGGGCAGAACCGTCGAATCCATCACCGTCGCGACCGACCCCGCGGACGGCGCTTCCAAGCTTGAGCCCGGCCTGGTGGTGCAGCTTGTGCCGACGGTCACCTACTCCGACAGCGCGACCGACGCGAACGCGTATTTCATCGTGACGGCGGGCACGGCGGCGCAGGCGGCTGCCGGCAAGCTTTCCGCTATCCTTCCCGATACGGGTACCTACGTCGACCGCTTCGGGGTGCTGCACGTGAGCGAGAACAGCGACTATAGCGTGATCGTCGTTACCGCGGTCGCGACGCACGACCCGACCGTGACCGCCAACATCACTTTGGGCACCGCTTCATAGCAGCGCGATCTGGTTCAATCGGGGCGGGTTATCCCGCCCCTTTTTGATATGGAGGTGAGACAATGCCGTTCAGCCCGATCGAGTGGCCTACCGATTCGCGCGTGACCTTGTGCAAAGTGCCGTGGGACGCGGCTTATAAGGATGTTGTTTACTTCGAGAGCGCGCGGGCGCGCGATGAGCACTTCGACGCGGTTTGCGCGAGCGCCGATAGCGTTTGCCTTGATAAGATGACCTACCTCAAGCCCCGCGAGCCTGTTACCGTGAACGTCCCCTATTCGCGCGCGTACCGTTACAACTATCTGCGCGTGGTAAACCCCGAGCTTCCCGTGCCCGGCGAGAGTACCCCACCCGTGCTCTACTATTTCGTCACGTCGGTATCGTATGTCGCGCCTAGCACGACCGCGCTCGAATTGCAGTTAGACGTGTGGACAACGTATATCTACGGGTGCAGCCTGGGAACGGGATTCCTTGAGCGCGGGCATCTGCCTATGAAACAGGTTTACGATGCCGACGGCGAGAGCATCGGCAGTATCGAGAGCGACAGCCTGCGGCGCTACTGCACCACGCCCGAGGGACTGGACATCGGCAGCGAATACGTCGTTATCAATCATGAATGGAAAGATATTTCCAACGCCTCGGGCGGCGGCTGGAAAGTCCTCATCACGTCCACGGTCGATCTCACGGCAGACTGGGGCACCTCATCAAGCCCCAACCTGGAATGCGCGAAGGGCCAACGAGTGGACGGGCTTATCGGAGGTTGCAACGTATATACTATGGAAACGGACAGGTTCCCAACGTTCATGGGCGCGATCAAAAAAGCGCCTTGGGCGGCTAAAGGCATCATCGACATAACTTGCTTCCCGTCGGCTCTGCTATCGGACGGGGACGCGGCGAATCTCGGCGGCGTGCCTGCAAACTACCTAGGAGACACGCCCGACACGTTCGATTGGTTCGACACGGAAAACATATGGGAACAGTTGAGCAACGGGATACCCCCGCAATATCGCTGGATGCGAAAGTTCTATTGTTATCCTTACTCTGTCATCGAGTGGACTAACTACCAGGGGTCGCCTCTTCTTCTCAAACCCGAGCTATGTTCGACCGACGAGGGGAAAATCTATATGCGCGCCACGAGCTGTGCCGCTAACCCTGGTATGCGCGTTGCTGTGTGGCCCTTGTCATACGGCGGGGCGCGCGGCTTCAGCAACTCTAACCAGGTTATCGCCTACGATTACGCCGACATGGCGGGAACGAAACAGGGGCTTATTCGAACAGGTAACAATCTCGATAATGCGGTCTGGTTTCAAGGTTTTCCAAAGTTCACCCTGGTAAACGACGAGGGAACGCTCTCGATCGCGCAGCGGGTAAACTCGCTCAATACAAGCTACGCAGGCGCGGGGTGGTCACTTGCGAAGAGTAACGCCGCGAACCAGCTGGGTTTCTCGCAGACGATGCAATCGCTCGACGCTGCGCGGAGAAACAAGGACATTCAAAACATTGCGGACGTTGCGAACGGAGCACTTTCCGCTGTCGGCACCCTCGCAGGCGGAAACTATCTCGCAAGCGGCAAGATGGCACCGGGCAACATAGTCGGAGCCGCGTTAGGCGGGGCTAGCACGGCGATTGGGCTTGTCGCGAGCAACATGCAGTTCGCCAACACGCAGAACCTCGCCTCCTCGCAGGCGACGCAAAACTACAACCTCGCGAACTGGTCGAACCAAGGGGACTACGAGCAGACCATCGCGCAGATAAACGCGAGCGTGCAGGATGCGGCGCTGACGCAGCCCTCGATAGTGGGGCAGACGGGCGGCGACGGGTTCAACCTCGCAAACGGGTATATGGGCATCGAGGTTCGATACAAGACGCTAAACGAGCAGATGGCGCGGGTCATCGGCGATTACTGGGGGAAGTACGGCTACGCGGCGCACGAGGTGGTGCAGATGCGGCAGCGCCCGCTCAACGTCATGCGGTATTATACGTACTGGAAGTTCACGGATATCTATATCGAGTCCGCCGAGTGCGCCGAGGCGGACAAGGACGCGATTCGCGGCATCTTCGCGAAGGGTGTCACCGTGTGGGGCGACCCCGCCAACATAGGCAGAATCATGCCTTACGAGAACACGCCGCGCTAGGAGGGCGGAAAATGGGCAACAAAGTAGCGAAATACTACGATGACACCGAGGTTCCCGAGCTGCTCGACATGGCGGCGGGGGCCTCGTATATGCGGCAGGTTCACACCAGAGACGAGCGCTACGAGATGTGGCAATATCGTTTCTGGATGCAGTACCTCGAGGGAATCGCGCTGTCCCGCTTCGAGTGGCACGACCTGCCCGAGGGCATCGACCCCCGCGCGGTGGAGTTCATCCTGTACCGCTTCGGCGTGGCCGGGCTGTTCACGGACAACGGCGGGTACCTGTTCGCGCAAGCGAGCTACGGCGACGGTATGAACATGTATTACAACCCGAACGAGGTCAATCTAACCTCGCCCGCGGGCGGCTTGTGGCAGCGCCACGCGCAGGCCTACGCGGTTGCCGTTGACGGCGAGGACGTCCCTCGTGTGTGCGCCCCCGACGTGGCTATCTGCTTCGATTCGCTTTTGCGCCGACCGCTGTTCGCCATGCTCAAGAACTACGCTGTCCGCCTTGCCGAGATCGATAGGATCGTGCAGGTGAACATGGGGGCGCAGCGCACACCCTGGATTATCGCAAGCGGCGAGGGCCAGAAGAAGACGGCCGCGCGAATCGTGCGCAAGCTCGAGAACAACGACCAATATATCACCTACAACGCGGCGGGCTTCGACGTCGGCGCAGCGGTGCAGGTGCTTCAAACCGAAGCGCCTTACGTTTCGGGCGACCTCTTGAGCGACCAGCAGCGTATTCTCAACCAAGCACTATCCATTATGGGTGTGGACAACGACCCCAACGCGCAGAAGCGGGAGCGAAAAGTGTCGCTTGAGGTATTGCAGAACAACGAGCAGGTTATGCTCGCGAGGCGCAACTTCAAAGGCGCGCGAGACCTGTTTTCCGACGCGTGCGAACGCGTGTTCGGTATACGTCCGTATGCGACCTGGGCGGCACGCCACGAGTACGAGGATTTGAACGACCTGGGCGGGGTGGGAGATCCTGCCGGGGACGCGAGCGAGGAGGGAACAAGCGATGTTGATTACCGATGACGGCCCCACACTGCACGACTGCGTTGAGCTTTACGGCATGGACTGGGACGAGGCCATGAGCGACTACCCCATTTTCGACGAGGGCAAACGGGAGTGGCTCAACGCGAGGATCTACGAGCACTTCGCCTATAGGGAGATCGCGCAGGAAACACCGTCCGACCATTTCCGTTTGATCAGGCGCACGATGCACGAGATGATGCCCGCGCTCAATCCCATGTTCTCCGTGCTGGACGGGGAGATAGACATATTGGCAGGGTACGAGAGCGAAGGCGAGCACGACAGCGATGCGCGGCAGCTGTTTTCGGCAACGCCGCAGACGCAGCTGTCGGCCGCCGAGAACTACGCGACCAACTTAACGGACACCACGAGCAGCGAAAGCTCGAAAACGTCGGGACGAAGCATGCCAGCGGGCGAGATGCTCACGAGCTGGGCGACCTCGGTTAATAACGCGCTTTACCTCGTGTATAATGGGCTTGAGCCTTATTATCTGCAGATTTTCGATTAGGAGGTGTATATGACCGTTATCGAGAACGCGGGCGATTTCGACTTCGCGTACAAAGGTTATCAGTATCCGCTGCCGCCAACGTGGAAGTACGCTGTTCGGCAGCAAGACCAGATCAATTGGCTTCTGCAGGCGCTGCTCAAAGTCAACTACGAGGGTGTGAGCGCCGACTACCTCGCCGAGCAGATCGCGGATGCGGTGCAGGCGGTAACGAACGGCTACGTCAACGCCGACGCCGCGTTGAAGCAATATCTCGGCTCGCTCATCGCAGCGCTCGAGGACGAGCTATCGAAGCTCGAAGGCGGCATTACCGCGCAACGAAACCCCGTGACGGGTATGCGCGACTACGCCTATCAAGTTAGCAAACAGATGTACGACATGCTTCGCACGTATGCCTGCACGTGGGACGAGCTCGCGAAAACGGGCAAGACGTGGGACGAGCTCAAGGCCTCGGGGCATTCCTGGTTCGAAGCGGACATGTTCGGAAACATCTACTGGGGCGACGGGCAGCAGCGGGCGAAGCTCACGCCTATCGACCACATCGACGTTAACACCCCCGGCTATACCGACTAAGGAGCTAAAATGGCAACATCTCATTACAACTTCCCGACAATCAACGGAACGGACACCATCGACGGCGTGAACGCTATCAACGGGCTTGCGAACTCGGTCGATGCCGCGCTGTTCGGCGTTGCGGGCGATATTCCCGAAGCCTACGCCTTGCCTGTTGCGGGCACAACCTCGCTTGGCGGCGTGCGCGGATCTGGCGACATCTCGGTTAACGCGAGCACGGGGGACATGGCATTGAACGACGGAACAGTTACCGCTGGCAAGCTTACCGCGGGAGCGGTAACGACCGACAAGGTGCTGAACGGTGCTGTCACCAGCGAGAAGCTCGCAAGCGGCGTTGCGACGCAGATCAACAACGGCAACAACGCTTGGGTACAGTGGAGCGGCAAGACTAGCGCGATCGGTACCGCCATGACCAGCGGGTGCACGGCCTGCGCGTGGGGCAACGTCGTAACGGTGGAATGTTCAAACGTCTCCGTTCCTGGCAACCAGAAAACGAAGATCGGCACGCTTGGCGCGCAGTATGCGCCGGCCGTCACAGCGACTGGTGTTGTGTTGAGCACGAACAACGGCGTCTCCCGACCGGGCTTCTTGCAAGTCGATACCTCGGGAAATGTTTTTATCAACATGGTAACGGGACAGTCGGCAACAGAGACCGCAACGGGCGTCCTGACGTTCCTCAAGGCATAGTCGCGGAAAGCAATCTCGGGCGGGCACGTTGCCCGCCTTTTTTGGTTATGGAGGTGATAGCATGCCGACGCGCGACAACACGATAATGTTCGCCATGTACGTTATCGGCGAGGTGGAAAGCAATTGGGATTGGACGGGCGTTTACCGCGCCGACCCTATCACGATCGGGATGATGCAGAACTACGGGCAGCGCGCCGAGTTCTGCATCGAGCGCTGCGCAGCCGAAGACCCCGAGGGATATACGGCGTTCAAAGCGGCGGCCCCGAAGCTGGCCGCGGCGGTTGAGCAGGATTACGGATGGAACTGGTGGACAGGCTACTATGTAGACGACGCCGAAGCGGCGGCGTGGCAGACGTGGGCGCAGCGCGACAAGAACCACGTTGGGCAGCAAAAGCTCTGGGTTGACGACGCGACGGGCTATATCGAGACGTTGACGGGGTGGGGACTCTCCGAGGACAGGCCGCAAACGCTTATCTACGCGATGGCAATGTATCACCAGTCGCCGCGCGAGGCGGGGAACGTGATAGGGGCGTGCGGAGGCTCCGCCACGCTCGACACGATGCACGCGACATGCCTCAACAACGGGATTTTAGGGCGCTACAAGAACCGTTACAACACCGTTTACGGCAGGCTGTCCGATTGGGACGGCGAGAGCGCACCGCCCGACTTCGGGCAGGTGCAGGACGTGGGCGCAGGCAGCGGCGGGCAGAACACGGGCAGCACGGGGCAGCCTTCGGCAGCTGTTACCAGAATACAGCTAGACAACGGCGTTATGACGCTGTGGGGCTCAGGCATTTACGCAAGCGGCCTCGCGTGCTACAAGTCCGCTCCGAATACCTGGTTGCCGAGCATCTCGAAGACAGGCGAGCCGAACCCTGGCACCAACACGGGCGGCGGCAGCTCAACGGGAAACGCGGCCCTGGATGAGATGAAACAGTGGCTTCTCGATCATGTGGGCGCGTTCGCATACTCGCAGGGCGCGGGGCGAATGTCCCCCGAGGAGTCGGGCTATACTGACTGCTCCGCGCTCATGTGGTACGTGTATCACCTCGTGACGGGGGATAATATAGGCTCCTGGACGGGCGACCAACAGAACTACGGGGAGATAATCGCCGAGGGCAGCGGTGACTTGCCGCAGGATGAGCTGCATGTTATGGACCTGGTGTTCTTCAATTGGCGCGGATATAACCCCTCGTTCGACCACGTTGAGGCCTATATAGGCGGCAACCAGCTTATAGGGCACGGCGGCAATCCGAACATGGGGCCGACGGTCAAGCAGGACGCGAACGCCTACGCACGCGGAGCGCATGATTGGCGAGTTCGCCGTTACGTTTGATATAGTGGGTTATTATGACTAGGCAATTTTACAATCCATCTAAGGCAATCAGCTACGGCGCGCCTCTTACCGCCGTTATCTCGATGCGCTCTTACGGCAAGACGTACGGGTTCACCAAAGCAGCGATAAAAGACTGGATGCGCGACAAATCCCAATTCGTTTACGTGCGCCGCTACGATACCGAGCTTAAGACCAGCGCGCCGAAGATATTCGACGATATCGCGGCTCACGATGAGTTTCCGGGCTACGAGTTCAAAATGCAGGGCTACACGGGGCTTGTGCGCAAGAAAACGCCCGACGACTCCGCGAAGTGGGAGGAGATATGTTATTGCATCCCGCTTTCGAAGCAGGCGAATTATAAGGGTGTGGCCTTCCCGAGGGTCAAGAAAATAATCTTCGATGAGTATATACGAGTACTCAAGACCCCGCCAGGTTATCTTCGCGATGATATGGGCGCTCTGTTCGACTTGTACAAGACCATTTCGCGCGATCGCGAGAACGTGCACATGTATCTGCTGGGCAACGCTTGCGACCTCACGAACCCGCTTTTCCTGTTCCTGGGCCGCGAGCTCAAGGGCGAGCCTAAAGACGGGTTTTCCTGGTATCGCAATAAAACGGTGCTTGTGGAGTACGCGAAAAACCAGCGGTTTGCCGACGAGGAGCGCCAAACGGTAGTCGGCCGCCTGGTCGATGGAACGCAGTACGCGGGTGTTATGATAGATGCGAAGTTCGCGAATGCGGGCGAGGAGTTCATAGCCGCGAAGCCTTCTCGCGCCCGCTACCTCTACGGGTTCGAGTGGCAGGGAAAGCGGTTCGGATGCTGGGTCGATGAGCGAAACGGGTATTACTATATAACCCGCAAGCTTCCTAAAGATGCCGACTCGCCGAAGTATCATCTGTTCGCGCTGTCGGCGGAGGACATGCGCCCTAACATGTATATGATCAAGCGAGCGGACCCGTTTATCAAAACCTTGCAACGGCTCTATACCATCGGACTTTGCTTCTTCGACAGCCCCGCCACACGCGAACAGTGGCTCAAGATGACTGGGCTTATCGGGTATAGGTAAAGAAAAGGGGCGAGAGGTTCGCCCCTTCTTGTTATCTGGTTCTCAACGTTTTCCAACAATCGTCGCAAACTACGCTATCGCCCGATATCCAATGATTAAGCGATGGCTCTGGGCTTATAGCTACCCGGGCACCGCACACCGCACACGGTTGATAATCAGGCTCGCTGATCGCGCCGCATACGAGCACAGCACCCGCCACAAGCGCAACGGCGAGGGCAACGGCAATAGGTTTACTCATGGCTCACTCTTTCCCGGCCGCCGTAAATCTTACCATAACGAGCAGACACGGCCCGCTCAACACTGGCATAGCTTTCACCAAGCAGATCACCCAGCATAATAACACCAGCGGTGCAGTATGCGCTGAAGCGCTCAACGGCATCTGTATCGCCAACCGCTTCATGATGTAATTGCAGATTCCGCCACGCGGCGATCATGTTCACAGCTTCGGCCCGCTGCTCCTCGGTGATTGCCTTCCCGTTCATTTCAATCACCCCGCAATACCAACATATTTCGAGTCGTAGGCTTCGCGAACATCGCGGTCCACCTCATCGAAAACCTTGCCGCTCGCAATGGCGAGAATAGAGGTTCCAGCTTCTAGCTTGTCAATATAGGTGGTGTACGCGGGCGTTCCCCTTTCGCCAAGCACGGCCATACGCCTATAAAACGCGAGTTTATCGAGAGCCTTGTTGCAATTGTCAGTGTTCATTTCCTAACCTTCCTTCCCGTTCCCTTTCGACGTGTTTATTGTAGCACTATTTGTGCAATATTTGCAAGCGAGAATTTTTCCGAATTTTGGGCGTGCAAATTTTGCTCGTGCGGCGCGCGGTGGGTTGCGTGAAGGTTGTTCGCGTTGAGGTTGAACATGTAGTTTGTAGTTGTGTGGTTTGTGTGTGGAATTATTTGTGTTGTGTTTGTGAGAAAATTTTGGTTGTGGTTTTGTGCGTGTTTTTTGCGTGGTTGTGAGGAGAAATTTTTGGGGGTTTCCGCTCACCCTGTTTCTAA